TATCAACAACTATGCCGAGGCAAACAACGAAGGTGTTATCTCTGTCGACAACGGCGTAACCTTGGCCGACGGCACTAAATTGACCTCTAAAGAGGCTATCTACCGAGTGGCTGCTTTATCCGCTACTGCCGGCTCTAAGAGCCTCACACACGCCGAGTATGTCGGTGCTATCGACTGTGACGCCAAGACCCCACAAGAGATTGCTCAAGCTATCGAAAAGGGCAACATTGTATTCCGCGTGTTCCGAGGCCGTGTACTGATTGCGCAGGACGTCAACACGCTTGTAACACCTGCGGACGGTCAAAACGACGACTTTAAAAAGAACAAGCTAGTGCGGACCATGGACATTATCGGCGAGGCTATCCAAGCGGTGTTTGTCGAGAACTTCGTAGGCCAAGTAGTCAACGACATTGACGGACGCGAGTTATTCAAACAGCACCTGATCGTGCGAGTACTTGACCCACTCGTGGCACAAAGCGCATTGACTTATAGCGCGGACGACATCAAAGTAACCGAGGGCAGTCAAAAAGAGGCTATCCTGGTAACTCTCGGGGTCAAATTAGCCGACGCTATGGAGAAACTCTACGTGACAGTAGAAGTAAAATAGGAGGTAAACTATGCCAAATTTAATGAATCAAAACGACACTATCTCTTCTAAGGAAGGGACAGTGTTCGTTACCGTTGATGGTAAGAACATTCCATTCGCCGAGATTATCGAAATGGAAGCTAAGGTTGAGTTAAAGACAACCGACGTTATGCCATTGGGGCAACGTATGACGAGTAAAAAAGTAGTTGGGGCAGAGGGTACAGGGAGCGTTAAGTTCTATTACCAAAACCCAGCTATCCGCAATATCGTCGCGAACTATGTCAAAGAGGGTAAAATTCCGGAGGTGTCTATCAAGTATGCCAACGACGACCCAACTTCTCACGCTGGCAGAAACTCCGGTGTATTGAAAGGCGTCATCTTCGAGAAATCCTTATTATTCAAGGCCTCCGGCGAAAACAACGTCCTAGAAGATGAAACTGACTTTAGCTTCAACGACATCGAGATTTTAGAGACATTTAAGCAAGCCTAGACTAACCGAAAAAGGAGATAATCAATCATGACATCTATCAAGTCGTTCTTGAAGAAGAACAAGAAGAAAACCGAAAACATCAAACTGAAGCTAGAAAGCTTTGACGAGCATATCGAGCTTCGTATCATTTCCGGCCGAGAGTACGACGCTATCCAAGACAAGTGCTACGTTAATAAGCCGGGTCGTAAAGGGCGTCAAGAGCGTGTGCTCGACATGTCCAAATTCAACAACCTGCTATGCAGTGCGTCCGTTGTCGTGCCAGACTTGCAAAATGCGGAGTTACAAGAGTCTTATGGAGTTCGCGGTGAACAGGACCTCTACGGTGAAATGTTTACTTTCGCGGATCACTTAAAAATCTTAGAGGCAATCTCTAACGCTAGTGGCCTAGATAACTTTGACGATTTGGTGGACGAGGCAAAAAACTAATCAGAGAGGACAGTGAGAGCGGACTAGCTCATGCTGCCCTCCATAAATTTCATGTATTGCCTAGTCGATGGGTGTCAATGAGCCGTGAGGAAAAAGCATTCCTCGCGGCTTCTTTGGTTATCTACGGTGAAAGTCTGGACGAACAAAGAAAAGACATCGAAAGAAAGAGGAGGTGAGTAAGTGGCCGGTATCAATACAGCGATTAGTCTTACGGACCGCATAACTGGGACACTCAACAAGGTAGCCAATACGCAAGAGCGCGTAGCTAGGACTGCTGAGAGAATGAACCAAAACACGCGAAAAATCGCACCAGCACAAATCGAGATGGGGAACTCCGCTCAGACAGCTGGCGGTAAAGTCGCCAACATGTGGGCCAAATTTAAAGGCTATGTCATTGCTCTGTTTGCTATACAGGCGGTCACTAGAGCGCTTAGAGCGCTATTCGGGGCCTCCGATACTTTCTCAAGTATCCAGGCCAGGTTAAACCTCATAAATGACGGTTCGCAAACGACCGCGCAACTAAACGAAAAGATTTACAGGACCGCGCAAAGGTCGCGAGCCGAGTATACAGCTATGGCGGCGTCAGTTGCCAAGCTAAACATGCTAACGAATGGCGTGTTCAAGAATAACGACGAGTCTATCCGCTTCTTGGAGTTGGTTAACAAGTCCTTTACGGTTGCCGGTGCTAGTGCCGAGGAGCAAAAGAGCGCTATGCTCCAGCTCACACAGGCCATGGCTAGCGGACGACTACAAGGCGACGAACTCCGGTCAATATCCGAAAACTCGCCAATGATTTTACAAGCCATTGAAAAGTACGCCGGCATTAGTCGAGCGGAGCTTAGAAAAATGGCCGCCGAGGGCAAGATTACTTCGGAACTGATTAAGAACTCTATCTTTGCAGCGGCAGAGGACATTGAGAGCAAGTTCTCCAAAGTGCCAATGACTATTGGCCAGGCTTGGACGACGTTCTTAAACTATCTCCAAATGCGACTGCAACCTATCTTCCAACTTATCCAGGACGCCTTGCGGTCTGACGAGTTTAAGCAATTCGCGGCTGCGGCAACTGCAGCGATTGACGGTCTAGTTTGGTCCGTCATGTTCCTAGCAGAGGTATTCGGCATAGTATGGCGCACAGTAGTTAGAATTTACGAGTTCTTTGCCTCCAACTGGAGCAAGATTGGGCCAATCGTTAAAGGAATTGCTGTGGCTCTAGCGGTCGTATACGGCTATATGCTAGCTATGCGGATAATCGAAACTATCCGCGTCGCATGGGAGGCTCTTAATACAACCGTCAAGATATTCAACATGTTAGTTGCGGCTAACCCTATCGTGGCAGTTGGTCTAATTGTAGTTGCGGTGCTTGTGGGCATTGCAGTAGCTACTCTTGGGGTTGCCGAGACAGTCGAGCTAGCGTTCGGCATTATCGGCGCTGCCTTATATGGTCTAGCGGCTATATTCTATGATATCTTTGTCGCTATATTTAATATCGTCGCGACGGTGGTCGAGGCCATTGTCAATGCCTTTATTATGGGGGTTGACTTTATTAAGACCGTCTGGTGGGGCTTCTTGATGATAGTCGGCACAATCGTCGAAATGACAGGCAATCTGTTTATTGACTTGATTAACTTTTTGCTCGAAAAATGGAATGACTTTGGACATGCTATGGACAATATGTGGTACATGGTAGGCCAGGGTGTCGTCAAAATGGCCGAGGCGGCCGGCGGTGTCGTTGACGGACTGATTAACGCGGTCCTCTCCGGTATCGAGGGCATGTTAAACGCCGCTCTTGGTGGTATCAATGCCATGATTGAGGCGGTTAATAATATCCCTGGTGTTAACGTTTCTACGTTGTCAGAGGTCACACTTAACCGCTCTAGTATCGCTAGCGCGGCTAAGTCCTGGGGCAATACTATGGCCGCTCCGGTCAAAGGCGCGGCTGCCAAGCTAGAGCGCATGCAAGGCATTGCTAAGGGCCTAGCTGGCAACCAACCACAAGGCTCGCAACTATGGACCGCTCCAAGAGCCTCCTTTGCTAACGTGGGCGACGCGGCTGCTGACGGTTATAATGCCGGCAGAGGCTTTGGTAAAGGCGTAGTTAATGGCGTCCAAGGACTCTTGGACAAGGTTAATAATGCTATGAACCCAGGCGCTCATAACCCACTTAACCCAGGCGACCCTGGTCTAGGTGGCTTCGGTGGAGCTACTCCATTCGACCCGTCAATGTTAGGCGGTGGAAATGGCAAAGGCCCTAAAGGCGGTAAACTCGATAAGGTTGACGAGGTCGGCTTATCAGACGAGTACATGAAGCTGATTAAGGACGTGGCCGAGATGAAATGGCAACAGAACTTTATCACGATTAAACCAGAAATCGTCAATAACCTTGAGGTTAAAGACGATAGAGACACGCAAGACTTTATTGCTAAGTTCAACGACCAACTGCTTGATGCGGTCGAGAACCAAGCAAGCGGTCTGCTTCATAACTAAAGGAGGTAGACCATGAAACTATACATCAAAGGAGAGGATGGGACGCTCTTTGAGTTACCCGTCCTACCCGAAGAAATCGAGGTTGACGAGAACCAAAAGATAGAAACCGTTGAGGTGTTGAGTGCTGGGGAAATTCCTATCCCAGGCTATCAAAGCCTTGTAACGTTCTCTATCACGTCATTCTTGCCAACTGTCAAGGACGGCAACTACATATCAAATGGCGTTGACGCTCTGACGATCATTGACAAGCTACGACGGTGGAAAAAGTCGAATACGCCGGTGAGAGTTGTCCTTACCGGGTTGTTCGGCGCCAACATGAAGAACGCCAACGTCAACGAGCTATACTTGATTACCGACTTTAAGACGTCCTCTTCGTTTGGTTATGAGACGGACATCAAATACACAATCAAGTTCTTGGAGTGGAAGAAGCTAGCACCTCGCAAGCTTGAAGTGCCTAAGCCTAAGCCGACGGAGCCGGAGAAGAAACCACCTGCGGTCGTAACTCCTCCACAACCACAAAGACCGGCAACTACTCCACCTAAGCCGAAAGAGGCGCCTAAACGCTATCACACAGTGGTATGGGGCGATTGCCTATGGAAGATAGCGCGTAAGTATTATGGCGATGGAGCACAATGGCGAAAAATCTATGAGGCGAATAAGTCCAAGATTAAGAATCCTCACTGGATCTATCCTGGACAGGTGTTCTTAATTCCATGAGTGCACTAGAGAAAATCGCCTTAATCGTCCAAAACATCAACGGTGGCGACATCTACGACTTGGCGCCTGTCACTAAGACGGTCAACTGGAAAACTAAGCGCAAAGGAGCGCCAGCTAGCCTAGAAATAGAGCTAGTGACGGACATAGCTTTTGATTATGGCTCTGTTATCGTCTATCAGGCCGACTCAACTAACCTATTTGCTGGGAAGTTGTTTAAGGTCAAGCGCGGTAAGCAGAACCAAGTGACGCTAGTCTTTTACGACCAGCTAAAGTACTTGCTACGCAATAACTCTTACGTTATCAAGGACAAGACCATAGCAGATGTCGTTAAGATGATAGCCAATGACTACAACCTTGACATTGGGGCGCTCGTCGCTCCGACTCTCAAGTTACCAACGCTACTCAAAGAGGATAAGTCGGCAATCGACATTATTCAAGAGTGCCAAGACCAGATTATGATCAGCACCGGTCGCATGACCGTATTCTGGGATGACGTGGGCAAGCTAAGACTCGACATGCCAGAAAACATGCGGATACGGACCGTCCTAGCCGACGCCTCGATTATCTCTGATTTTTCATGGGAAGGCTCAATCGAGGACTCTGCCAACCTGGTTAAACTTGTCCAAGAGAACAAGCAAGCTGGGCGTCGTGACGTCTATATCCAATACGACTCGAATTTGCAAAAGAAATGGGGCATCCTCCAGTTTTACAAGAAAGTCGACGAAAAGATGAACGAGGCACAAATCAAGCAAATGGCCGAAATGTACCTCAAGCTAAAGTCCAAGCCAAGCGAGACGGTTACACTATCGTTCTCGGTTGGGGATTACGACTTTAGAGCCGGCAGAGCGGTCTATGTGGACGTCAAAGAAATCAATCTACATGGTTGGTATCTCTTGGACGAGGTAAACCACAAGGTCGACGCTACCG